AGAGACTACATGCTGAAGCCTTAAAGCAGCCTCAACGTCCACGATCAGATTCAGCGGTTGGAGACACACCAATGGCAGGTCCCATCCAAACTGCACAAGCCGAGCTCGATGCAACATTTGACGAGCTGAAGAAGTATTACCCACCAAAGGGTGGTCGTCGTCGGAGTCGCAGCCGCCGCACACGTCGTCATCACTAATTTCCTCTATCCCAATGAACAATGTCGGTGGATAAAGCCGAAGTCGAACGTCTCCGCACGGTTTACAATAAAGAACATCCCTCTGAACCACCTGTTGCTCGTGGCTCGACGGAAGCCATGTGGGAAGATCTTCGGAGTCGGTTTCATTCCCAATGCAAGTCTGGAGCACCTGCATGCGTGATTACTTCGATGCTCTCCAAGACCAAGGCGCCAAAAGATTGGGTCAAGAATCGTCACGAATGGTTGTCGTCAGACGACATTAGTGCAGTGGAAAACAAGTACGAGAAGCTGTTTGAAGATTACTACTTTATCGGTTGTGTGCCCATTGACTTTGATTTGAAATCCGACACGTCCAAATGTTTAGTATCAACCTTATGTTCCCTAAAGCTCGATAAACTGTATGCCAAAGGGTACCATCGCATCGGGATCGTGATCAATACGGATGTCCATGACGGCCCTGGAGAACACTGGGTTGCAGTATACTGTGACATGCGCCCCGAACTCGAGTATCCACGTGTCACGTACTTTGACTCCTATGCCCTGAATCCGGAACCGCAAATCCGTGTCCTCATGAACCGCTGGAAAGAACAGGCCGATGCCATGCAGATTCACCCCCATCAAATGCACATGACGTACAATACAACCCGCCATCAACGAAAGGAATCAGAATGCGGTATGTACTGCCTGTATTTTCACCTTTGCTGTTTGAATGAAGTGTCGATGGATAAGCGTGTCCCCGACGAAGTGGTCAATGCGTTTAGGGATACCCTGTTCAAAATTCCTAGGAAGTAAAGGTAATGGACCTCTTGCCGTTTGTAGTCCTTGGCATTGTGCTCTATGCGTTTTCCCGCGAAGTCATGATAACCTTAACCCCTGAAGGTTCTGCACATTCGGGACGGTTGTGTGACTACCGTTGCCCCGGTGTGGTGTTCAAACCGATTTCTGCGGCCTTGGCGAGGGGTGTTCGGTTAGTTGAAGTCCATATTGCCCCGGATCCGTCCGGTGAGCCATTGGTCATGAGCCGGATCAATGATGAATACGATGGAGTCAGTTTCGAGTCCGTGTGTGTGACTTTGGTCAATGAGGCGTTTCCCAGCGACTATCCTCTGATCTTGTCGATTGTGCCACACACGGATTCCACTGTGACCTTGAATCGTGTGGCGTACCACCTCAAGACCACCTTGCATCGTCAGATTCTGGAAACGCAGGAGTCCGTTGATCAAATGCTTCTTGGCCAGTTGGCGAACAAGCTCGTGATTGTTGCGGGACCTGAAGTGCGTGGATCCAATCTTGAGAAACTCGTCTCCTTGTCGTGGGGGTCGAGCGCCTTGCGTCGTCTAGAGTACTCCCAGGCTGTTCACCCTCGTGACCCCGAAGAGCTCCGTGCGTACAATCGCGACCACATTACGTTGGTGGGTCCGACGCGCGTGTACCCGGACGCGCCTCTGTCCGTGTACACATACGGCTGTCAGTGGAATCTATTTGGAACTGGTTCAGGGTTTGAAGCTGTTCCTTGAAGTGTGCAACCAGGGCCCGCAGTCGTTCTAATTCTGCAAGGAGTGCAGCGCGTTCAGATTCTTCGCGAGCCAAGAGAGTGTGTAAAAAGCTCGGCATGAAAAGTATTCTACGCGTATCAATAAATGGCAAACAGGTGGCTCATGCACGTTAAGAAGACAATGAAGACGATGAAGGCCAAGGGCACCTACAAGAAGGGTGAGGGCCTGAAGCAGGTGATCAAGGCGGCCAAGGCGACGTACCACAAGGGACACAAGGGCGGTGCCGACGATGAGGATTCCAAGGAGGACAAGGAGGAGGACCTTGACGAGAAGGCCTCCAAGCTGTTCGATGGTGGCCGTCGTCGTCGCCGCACCCGCCGCCGCAGCCGCAAGTCAATGTACTAGTACCCAAATGAAATAGATCGACACTAAAGACCACGCTAGCAAACAAATCATCATACAGAGATCAGTCTCTGGTGCGCAATCCGTCTCGTCTTTTTCATATCCCGAGCCTTTGTGCCATTTCGGCATGTGCGCCCGTGATAGGTTCGTTTGGTACATCCGCTTCTATAGTACGATATATGATGCGCGTACCCCCTAAATGACGGTAAGGATGCCCGGAACTTGCGGGACAACATCTTGAGCAGTCCGTACATCCATCGCATGTACTCTTCGCGCGACCCTAACTGGATTGGATGGGCAGCCAGGTACTCTTCAAACGGTTCGTATGGATACACCTTTGCCAAGGCTGCAAAGAACTTGGTTTGCGTATGTTTCCATTCCTCGGTCACTTCGTCCGGGTAATTCCGTGCCACGGAGAACAAAAAGTCACGTCCAGGAATCACATGCGGACGATGGGCGAGCATCGTTTCGTACCGGTGCTTGATCTCTTCAAAGGACGGATCCGGTCCTGGATCTGGGACTTTCGGATCATCGTGGCACTGCGTCCGTAATTTATGATTCACTGCGTTATGCAGCTTGTACAACCAGTGTGGCGGATCCTTGAGAGGATGCGATTCGGCAAATTCGGCAGTGGATGCCCGGCAATACTTGCACGGCAAGATATCCTTGAGCAAAACAAGGACTGGCTCGGAATGCGGTCGAAATGAGATCAAGTGAAACAATTGCCAGGCGGATGGCCCCCAGAACAATGTATCCATTGTTACTGGAGATAAAAAAGATTCTATGGTAACATCAAATGCTCGATAATAAGGACCTGATCATTTTGACGGCTGCGTTTTACCTCGGCAGTGTGGTGGCCATGTTTTTCAAGGCGGTGACAAACGGTCTCATCACCCCGATCCTTGCGCCGGCCGCGTCGGCGGGTAAGGGTGTGTCGACGCTCACTGTGCAGGTGGGCAGTGCCAAGCTGATGGTTGGTGAAGTCATTGAGGCCTTGGTCAACCTGATTGTCTCCTTTGCAATTGTTGTGTTCACGATGGGACTGCTGCGCACGTACGTTCTGTCCAAGATCGGTGCTGCCCGCGGTGGTGTTCCTCGCGGCGGCGACTATTAAACAATCCTGAACCCAGTCCATCCACCCTTGGGTAACTTTCCGAATCGCGCCTCGAGTCGCTTGAACATTTCCCCTGCAGCAATCCGTCCAGCCTCATTATTGCGCTTCCACTCCTGGAATGCAATACTGACGTCATTCTTATTGACAACCATCGTCTCATCTGTCTCCTCCACGATTTGGATCCGATCCGTCATGAACTTGGCAATCAGATCATTGTCGTCCTTGTACTCGGACGTGTACACCATAACCTTCTCCGGCGGCGTCAGCTTGCGGAATCCATGACCCTCCTTGAAGAGATGGATCAGATACGCCATGAAGACCGCCGCCCACTCCGGGGACACCACCTTTTGCACGAACGACTCGTCGATACGCTTCTCGTGAGGCAACTTGGGATCGTGCACGAACTTGGTCGGGAAATCAATCACCACCAGACGGCGCCACGTACCTCCATCCTGCGTCGTGATCTTCGGCTTCTCATTACATGCAAAGTTGAAACGTGCCTGGAGATCGAAATCAATCATCTGCTTCGACCCCTGGTACAGATCACGGCACGTGATCTTCTCCGACGACGCCAACTCCTTCATCAGTCCCGTATTGATCGACACCTGCTCATCCGGTTCCTGCATGGTGACGAACCGACGTCCCTTCATACGGACCAACTCGGGTGCCGCAGCCGACGACTTGTTACGTGCCTGGGTCAGCAAGGAGATTGGAGCCTTGCAGCAGTAATCACCCAAAGCCGTTGACATCAGGTTCATCAACATGGACTTTCCGTTCGATCCGGATCCGGTGAGAATATGGAACTTTTGCGCTTCATTGAATCCACTCAAGACCGTGGACAGGTAGGAGAGGAAGTATGTGCGCACTTCGTGGTCCGGAAGCACATCGTGGAGGAACTGGTTCAGTTCGTCCCAGCACTCGTACGAATAGTAAGGCCTGTCCGGATCATAATCGAGGTTCGTGCAGAAGGACACGCAATCCTCCGGCTTTCCATCCCGGAACGTCATGGTCGCAATATCAAAGATTCCGTTGCGGAACGCCATCAGATTCTTGTTCTCATCGAGCTTCTCGGCAAACTCTTCATTCAAGAAGAGCTCACGACACTCCTTCATCACATTCTCCTTGAACTTGGTGGTCTTGAGCTTGAGACAGATGTTGAGGTATGCAGTCTTTAGCTTTTCAGCATTGCACTTGGCGCAATTCGCATCCGACTCCTTCTTGTCGTGCGTACAATCGTCCATCAGCATCGACTTCATACCCTCTTCAATCTCCTTCTTGCGATACTGCTTCCACACTGAATCGGAAAGGTGTACGTACAGAGACACACCCTTGTCCGTCTCCTTCCATGTATGGCCCAGAAACCGGTACCATGCCGATGCACTGAAGCGTGCACAGACGAACTGATCGCGAAACATCGAGTACACCACCAAGGCCACATCGTGCTCCGTGCCCGTCTTGGCCGATTCTTCAACCAGCTTCTCTGCATTGGTCTTCTCAATGTCCGTGTACCTTTCCGGGTTATCTTCGCGAGACCACTTGCGCAGGGTATCAACGCCTGCACGCGCACCGTCATTGCGGAATCCGAAGGAATTCCACTTTGAAATCGCTTCACGCTCATTGTAGTCCTTGAACTGGCTGCTGAACTCGAGCCAGGTCGTCTCCAGATCCGGATGGATGTTCTTCAGGCAATGTCCAACGGCAATCCACTTGTCGTAGACTTCGTAGCGATCCCGATTCAGATTCATTGCGTGGGCCTCGTAATACTTCTTGAGCATCTCCGTCAAGGGCTGCAGCATGCGGATAGGAGACGAGCCACGCGATCCCGGATCTCCACGGGTCAATGGCCGGCCGCGCGATGGAACAATCGCCTTGCCTCCCGAAATCCGGGTTTCGTCATCCTCGCGGCTCAACGACTTCCCCTCCTCGGTCAGTGGCGTCTCCTCGGACGGGTCGGCACGAATCGAGAACTTGCGCACCGTCTCCGGCGTTACCATGCGCATAATATCGTACTGATCCACCGTCTCCACCTCAACCTCACCATCTGCGGGGTCATAATTCAGAATGTACCGGACCTCGTAACACTGGGCATTCGGATCCTTCTTCTTGGATCCAAGCAAGGTCCAGTTGCTCGTGTGTGTGAGCGGCGACGGATCATAGACCTTCTTCCAATCATCTGCAAGGCCCAGCTTGGGAAAGTACGACTCCATATTCTGCACCAGTGCCCTGCGGATCGTCTCCTCAATGTACCGATTGGTCTTCAAAGTCGGGATCACAATGTGGATTCCGGACTTGGAGCGGTTCTTGACCTTCTCGAACGTAGGCTGGTCCTTTTCAAGGACAAACACCTCGGTCACTCCCTCGATCTTGAGATAGCGCTTGGCTTCGGACATGTAATCCTTCATGAAGGCAACCACCTGCTCCTGCGTGTGCTTGTGCGTCTCCTGGACTCCATTGTAGATGAAATCAAGGTCTACGCGCATGGCACCAATCTTGGTCCCCTTTTCCGTCATGGTCAGAGGTCCATTCTTATGGATATGGTCGCAGTAGAGCTTGTAGAACTCTGGCATATCCGTGCTGTCGACGCGGTAGGATCCGTAAGGAGGACCCATGAAATTGTGCGTATCGTCGCCACTGCCCTTTTCCGCCCTCCGTTCCGGCTTGTCCAGAAACTGCAAGAAAGTGGATTGAGACATCCCTGTGTTATTGCCTCGACTCCTTTTGGCGGAGGTGTCCGTTTTTAACGCACAAATCTGGATTCTAGCGTCAAGAACAAATGTGCTACAGCAAGGGGTCGAGCCTGTATACATCCGTAGTGTCGTCAGTTGCAATCATCTACCTCGTGAGTTCGGGGATTTCCCACTTTCAATGGCTGGGCGTTACGCTCGCAGGGCTATGTACAATGCAATTCGTGGAGTACTTGCTGTGGTTAGAGGAACCCGACAAGAAGTGCACCGAGAGGAACAAGTTGATTACAGCATCTCTTGTCCCAGCAGCGCTGTTTCTACAAGGGG